GCAAGATTTTATTACTCAGAAGCAGATGGTGCTGATGGCAACTTAATAGGAAATGATAAATATTTATTTGCAGAACTTGATTTTAGATATGGATTAATGCTTACTTCTGAGTATGGTAATTGGCATTTATTCGATGATGATAGTGGTGCTCCTGCACAAATACAAGTTTTAAATGCTAGGAGTGATGATGATACAGCAGATGCTGCTGACGGTACTCTTTCAATCTCAGTTCCTCCAACATCATTCACATATTATTCGTTAAATTTATTCAATCAAGAAGAAATTAAAGATGATTTATTGTGGAAAACATCTACAATAGGTAATGGTATTGCTTTTATAGGTAATGTAAAATATGATGGAAGAGAGTATCCTGATACAATGCTATATAGTGGTGCTGGTGAAACAGCTTCTGGTTCTAATTATCCTATGTGGGGTACATTTCCTGTAGATTCTAATAGAATTGATATTCCTGGAGCAGCAGGAGAGATAACAGCACTTAAATGGACATCAAATAGAGTGCTACAATTTAGAAAGAATGCTTTATATGTAGTAAATTTAGAATCTGTTTTAGAACCTAGGGTTGAAGGCGTGTATCAAGGTATGGGAGTTCATGGACAATATGCTGTTACAGAAACTCCATTTGGTGTGGCATGGGTGAATGATACTGGTGCTTATGCTTATAATAGTGAAGCGAAGAAAGCTTATTCTCTTACAATAGGAAGATTAGATACAGAGGATTTTCAAGCAAATAGTCCTCATGCAAATACTAAAATAGGATATGACGACAGGTCTAAGATGCTCATTATAACAAATGCAACTAAATATGATACTGATGGTTACCACTATGCTTATAGTTTTGTTACAGATGCATGGTGTACTTGGAATGCAAATAAAGCACATGCGTCTAATGTTACGACTAATTTTGCTATTGACCATGATGGTTATTTAACAGGGGCTGTAGAGGCAGATGGACAAGGTCAAGGAGGTGGTACTGGAACAACTTCAAACGTCTATAAATGGAGTACAGCAGCACAAGCTGCACAAACAGTTGATTATATAACAAAGGATATTGATTTTGGTAAACCGAGTCTCGATAAGAGACTTTATACACTTTATATTAGTTATACAGGTGGAGATGGACAAAGTGCATTAAATGTTTATTTTCGTGTTAATGGTAAAGAGGGAACTGATATAACTAATGGTTGGCATCAACTTGAAACTATACAAGATTATACTGACCCCTATTTTACTACAAATAGTACTGCTTGGAATGATAGTAGTGGAACTCCTGTAACTGGAGACCCAACGGTTAATATAAGTACTGGACTTAATTCCACATCAACAGGTGAAGTTCAAAAACTAGCTAAAATTAATCTAAGAAATCTTGGTACTACTGATACCGTAGATGTTACGGATACTGGAAGTACTACGTTTCCAACTGATTATTTAAAGTTTGCTCGTTCAATACAATTTCGTTTTACAGGTACAGCAGATGAGAACTTTGAAATCAATGATATTTCTTTAGTTTATAAAGAGAAGAGACTTAAATAATGGCAGGTCGTACAAATAGATATAGAAGAGGTGAGAAGTCCACTGATATACGTGTAGGCTATTTAGGTGGTAAACCTTCTATTATAGCCAATTGGGGTGGAAGAATGTATGGTGCTCCTCTTTCCTTAGATGGTGCTGGGAATACATTAAGAGATTCTAATTTTGGTAATATAAGAGTAAATGGTGACGCTGTATTTGATAGTGGTGCTTCTGTACTTAGAGTAAAAGGTGATGGTATTTCTATAAAAGAATCAAATGTTGAGATAGCTAAGTTTGGAGCAACAACTACTGTTAAAGATATTAATCTTACTGGCAAGATTACAGTAACTGGTACTGATAATAATATTAGTATTGGAGATGGGCAGACTGATGCTGGGGATAATAATATCTGTATAGGTAAGGATGCTGGAGCAGCTTTAACTACCGATGGGGATGAAAATGTTGCTATAGGAACTTCAGCTTTATTGACAAATGAAGATACAGCTTTTGCTGTCGCTATTGGGTTTGAGGCTTTAAAAGTTAGCGTAGGGCAGTCGGGAATAAATAACAATGTCGCAATTGGATACAAAGCTGGAGTAAAAATAAATGATGGTCTTGCCAACACTATTATAGGTGCTGCTGCGGGGGATGAAATGACTGGTGCAGACTTTAATGTCGTGTTTGGACAGAATGCTGCTGCGGATTTGACAACTGGTAATAATAATGTCGTATTGGGCTATCTAGCAGATGTATCGACTGGTGCTGCTTCTGGTCAAATAGCTATTGGATATAGTGTTACGTGTACAGGGAATAGTGATATAACTGTTGGTGCTAGTACTAATACAGCTTCTTTAAACTTAGATGGTTCAGATACTTCATGGGCAGCTGCCTCTTCTGATGAAAGGTTTAAGGAGAATATTACAACATCTGTTGCTGGCTTGTCATTTATAAATGATTTAAGACCTGTTACTTATAATTGGAAAAAGAAAAAGGATGCTCCTAGTGGTACAATCTATTATGAAGAAGGCTCTGATGAACCATGTTTAGGTCATTCTTATGGGAATACTTTGCATGGATTTATAGCTCAAGAGGTAAAGGTAGCTATAGATAATCATTCTGAGCTAAAAGAAGGATTTAAAATGTGGAGACAGTATGATAATGGAGTCCAAACTGTAGCAGATGGTAATTTAATTCCAATACTTACAAAAGCAGTACAAGAATTATCAGCAAAGCTTGATAATATGGATGAAAGATTAACTAACTTAGAGGCTGTATGATAAAACAAGATAAAGGAGTGGTAAAAAGGGTGGTGGTAACACCAGACAAACATTTTCCACTCGCTGATAGTAAAGCTATAAGTTGTGTAACACAAAGTATAGAGATAGTAAAACCAGATGTATATATAGATTTAGGGGATGTAGGAGAATGGCATGGAAGTAGTCATTGGCAATGGAGAAAGAAGAAACGTCCTCCACTTGAGTACCAAACTCCTTTTATTGACAAGGATATAAAGGATGTTAATAAAGGGATGGATATAATAGATGAAGCTCTTGATAAGTCGAACTGTCAAGAGAAGCATATGATAGAAGGTAACCATGATGACTGGATGAACAGGTTTGTAGATGAGCATCCATACTTGAAAGGATATAGGTTTGAACAATGTGTAAAACTAAAAGAAAGAGGTTATACGTATCATCCAGCGGGAGAATACATGAAGATTGGGAAGCTAGTCCTGTATCATGGACATCACTTTGCAGGTATCAACCATACGAGGAATCATTTGCTGAGGCTGGGAGTAAATATTATGTATGGACATCACCACGATATTCAGCAGTCTTCAGTTACCCATCTGGATGGGGCGAAGTCAGCGTGGAGTATAGGATGCCTGAAGGATATGAAGTCTGAGAAGAATGACTGGCTTGGTGGTAGACAGCATAACTGGTCACATGCATTCGCTATAGTTGACTTTTTTGAAAAAAGTGGTAAATTTACCGTGCACTTAATACAGATAATAGATGGGAAAACCTCGCTATGGGGCGAACTAATAAAAGGATAATTAGTGGATATATTCAATGTAATAGAAACTCTTGGGATTCCTGTAGCAGTTGCTCTTGGTCTAGGATACGCTCTGATGTACCTAATTCGCTTTGTAACGAAGGATGTCAGCGGAGACCTTAAAAGACTCTATGATATTATTGTTAAGCTTATAGATAGCAACAGGGAAGCTAAGGATGAGACTAAAAAAACAATGACAGCGGTGAATACAATTAAAGATGTTGTTTTAAGGCTGTTCAAGAAAGGTAATTAGTATGGAGCTGAAGAGAGATGAATTGTTTCAATTTGTACGTTGGTTCAATCTTATTGTTGGAGTTTTTAATTTATATTTATTTAGTATGGGTGGAGGTTATCACCTATTAGGGTTAGGATTTATTAATACTGCCGTATGGGCATTTACAAGAAAGGTTAAGTTAAGATGATAGAAAGTTTAGATACATTAAAAACAGGCGGAATTGGAATAGGGAGTTGGTGGCTTACTGTGAGTGGTTGGTTGCCAGATTTTGTTAGTGTATGTGTAGGAATTGCAACAATAGCATATCTTATGATTAAGATATATAAAGAAATAGGGAGAATATAATATGGCATTTCAACAACAAATTAATCCAATGGATTATGCTAAAAAAGCAGGAAGGCAGAGAAGGATTGCAGATGTATTGCAAGACTTACAACTTCAACAATCAGCACTTCCTGGAGAGATGGATGAATATAAATCAGAGAAAGGTTATCTTGATTTAGGAAGTAGTTTTTTAGCCAATTATGGGACTGATATAGCATTAGGATTGTTAACTGGCGGTACTAGTACTGGAGCTTCAATTCTTAAAAAGTTCCTTGGGCCAGAGGCTAAAGGATTTTCTAAGTTACTTGGCATGGGTGCAAAGGGAACTGGAAAGTCTGTATTATCAGATAAAATAAGTGATGTATTGGGAAAACAATTTAAAATAAAAGCCCCCGAAGCTCCTACAGTAGATATGAGTAAGCTTACTGGCACAGGAATGAGTGGTGCAAGGCAAACTATTGCAGATGCTCTTGAAGTTTCTGGTGGAGATGTATCTAGCCTTATAGAGGGTTTTGAGGGGGATAGAAAACTTATGAATTTAATGATGTCTTTTGGCCCAGAATTAACAGAATCTATAGATATAGGGGGCAAGACAACTACTATAATGGATTGGTTTAGAGACAAGTTAGGACTTAGTGCATTAGGTAAGGGAACTGGAAGCACAGTATTCTCTTTAGCAGATAATTTAAATCCATTGAAACCTAAATAAATAAGGAGAAATAATAATGCCACATATACCAGGACATGAAGACAGCCCATACGGAGATTTATTTGAACTTCCAGAGGTTGGTCAATTAGGGCCATATACTTCATCAGAATATTTTGCTACTGATATAAATTGGTCTAATCCTTCCTCACAAGATATGGCTAGGATTATGCAGGATGAAGAGCTTCAGCAAGTATACTTAGAAAAACTTATGGAAGGTGGAGAATATTTTGGAGATGATAGTACATATTTACAAACAGGGTATGAAGGCTCTCCTGAGAAGAGTTTATATGACCAAGCTAGAAGTGATTTAGATATATTTCTTAATGATGAAAGGGGTATAGCTGAATTTCTTAATCTTAGTCCAGAAGAAATTAGAGAGCAAGTAGCAGCTCGGAATCCATACCAGATGGGAGAAATGTCAGAAGATGAGTATGAAAATTATCTTGGTTGGTTTACAGATATGCAAGAAGGGTTTAGAAGACTTCAAGGTGGGGATTTTGGGATTGAATCATTACAAAGAGAACTTGGGCTTGCAGAAAGGGGAGTAACTGGCCCTGGAGGATTAACACAGCAGAAAGGCTCAATGGCTGATATGTTGCAACAGAAGATTGGTACAAGACGACAGTCTTATGTTCCACAAGAGAAGACAAGTCGTTATGGTCAGGTTACTGGTACTGGCGGTGGTGTTGACCCTACACAAAGCTATCTTTCAGGAGTAGAGGGTGATGTATCTGCATATGGGACAAGTATTGCTGGTGTAGACAAGAGTATATATGATATATTGTATGGAACTGAGGCAGGAAGTATACATGATATATATGGTCAATATGGAGAAGGCGTTAAGGGTTCTTTGTTTGATGGTGGCGACCTATGGTATACATAATAAAAGATTAGTTGTATAATAAAAAGGAATAAATATGGCAGTTGATATACAAAGCATGATAATACAGCAGTATATGAAGGAACTCTTTAAAGACCCTAGAGAGCAGAAATCGCAGGAGCTTAGAATGTCCTCTCAAGAAACTGGTATTCAAAATAAATATGAGCGTTTATATGCTCAAAAGGTTGGTGCAACAGAAGGTGTTTATGATGTTAAACTTTTAGATGAGGCATATGATAGGGGTAAAAAGTTTGAAGATGATGTTATTGCTGGTAAATATAATATTCCTGATAAAGAATTATTTTTAGAAACAATTGCTGCTAATCAAGCAAATCTTGATAGATATAGGGTTGGTGTTCAAGATTATGATACTAAAGCATCTTTGTATAAAGATAAAACAAATCAATTGGCTGAGTTATCTAAAGAGCTTAATATATATGATAAATCAGCAAGTATGGAAGATTTTCAAAATGCTAAAAATGTTTCTGACCAAATAAAAAATCTTATAGGAGAACAAACAGAGCTTTATAGTTCAATGTCAACCCAATATGGAGGTAGATTAAAGACAGATATTCCGCTTATTGATTATATGGAGGACATTCGTCTTTCTAATGAATATCTAATTGATTTCATGGGAGATAATTATCTTGCTGATTGGGAAAAAGATTTATATTCAAGGGCTAACAGGAAGGGTGACTATAGTATTATTGAAAAAGGAGTATCTCAAATGGATGCTCTTGCTGGTAGATTTAAAACAGGAGAGCAAGATAAGGTAGAAGCTATGCATCAACAATTAAGAAATCAATTTTCTATTTTTTCTTCTGGTAAAAGTGAGGATGGCGTTCCTCTTTCTGATACCGAAAGGCAAGACATAATGTCAAATATTCCTAAATTATTAAAACAGTTTGAAGGTTCTCTTCAATTATATGAAGACAATACTGGTGACGCTCTTCCAAGAGCTTTTTATAATGATGTTAAAAATTCTCCTTGGCTTAAAGCTGGTGCTTTAAAAGATATAATTACAAAAGTTCCAGGGCCAGTAGATTTAGGGTCAAGACTTGGTATATATGATGTTGATATTGAGAAAGATAAAAAGCCTGAAGAAATTTTACCAGATTTTGAAA